CAGAAATTATTATGGGTAGCAGTAATTCTACAGATGTCTTTGGTGCAAAGCTTGAATTATTGGGATTAAATGGGGGTTACATCCTAATTGCTTTAGCAGACAAAGTTAATAAAATACAAGAAGCTTTTAGTGGGCTAAGTAAATCAATTCAACAAGATCCAATCTTAAAATTCTTTTTTGGCTCTGCTAAATCTATTCCAGTGTTGGGTGGATGGATTGATGGTTTTAGAGGGTTAGCTGAGGATGGCAAAAAGATTGCAGATACCTCAAAAGAAACTGTCACTCAAACGGAAGAACAAAAAGTAGCTGCCGCAAAACTAGCCGCACTACAAGCTAAGTTTGACAAGTTTGCCGCTGCCACTTTAGACAAGACTAAAAAACTTACTAAAGAGAAAGCTGCTCAAGCTGCACTAGATAAGAAAAAGGCGGAGCTTGAGTCTATGTTTGACATAGATAAGATCAACCTTCAAGCTGCCTTGAGCCGTAAGTTAAATGCTGAGGATGAGCTGCGTGTAAAGATATTACAAAAACTAGCAGATGGCACCGCTAAAGCTGTTGATGAAGCGCAACGCTATGCAGATGTATTAAAAGTAATTGAAGATGGTCAAATTACAACCGCAGAGGTTGAGATGTTAGCTAAAAAATGGGGTATTACTACTGTTGAGGTTTTGCTTTATCTAAAAACATTGTTCGCAACTAATGATGAGCTACGCAAGATGCTTGCTCTTATGGATGAATTGAGTAAGAAAAAATTTGAAACTGAGCCAGTAATAAAGTTAAATAAAATACCGGCAGGCGCAATTAACCCCCAAGATATATTTACTGATGAAGCAATAGGCAAAGATTTCAAAGTGCCATTAACGCTTTCTCAACAAAAATATCAAAATAAAATAACTGCGGAAAGATTACAAGCACAAGCAGACGCTTATTTTGCTGCAAATCCGCAAATTGACCCCTTTACTGGAGTACCACGCATGGCAGAGGGTGGCATTGTAAGCAAACCAACAATAGCAATGATAGGTGAAGCCGGAGCTGAGGCCGTGATCCCATTAGATCGCATGGGTAGCATGGGTACTACTGTAAATGTAAATGTAGCCGGCTCTGTAATCTCTGAGGGTCAATTACAATCTGTCATCCAAGATGTTTTGTATAACTTAAACCGCACCGGCGCAGTCACACAGTTAGCAAACTTAGGTAGATAATGCCGGCGGCAGTATTTAAGGCAGAGATTGACTTTAGTGCCGGAGCAAGCTTTGATCCTGCCCTTGTACTTGATGACCCTGCTACACCTTTGGATATAGCCGTACTAGGTACAGCTGCGGCAGACATTGTAGATATAACAGCCTTTGTAACTCAGTGCTACATAAGGCGTGCCTTTAATAGATCCTCTGACTCATTTATTGGCGGAAGTGCAAAGATAGTATTTGTAGATCAAACAGGTACTTTTAACCCTGCTAATACTGGATCACCTCTGTATGGCAAAATTAAACCTATGCGTAAGATCCGCATGACTGCATCTTTTAACAGTATTAACTACAGCCTTGGATCTTTCTATGTGCAAGAGTGGAATTACAAAAGCCCTAGCGGATTTGACCCTGCCTATGTGACACTTAATTGTGTAGATGGTTTTCAGCTACTAAACCTGACTACCTTGACTACAGTTACAGGCGGCACCGCTGGACAGACTACAGCGCAAAGGGTTACAAGTTTGCTTGACTCTGGAGATTGGCCGGGCGGTATGAGGGACATATCTACAACAGCTACTACTACAGTACAAGCCGATAGCGGCAATTCAAGATCTTTGCTTGCATCTTTGCAAGAGGTTGAGCAAACCGAAACCGGGGCTTTGTATGTAGATCAAAGGGGCTTTGTTAAATTTATGTCCAGAAATGACATAATTACTGCCTCTGGATCTACACTTACAAAATTCTCAGATGTTGATGGATCAGGTGATATAACCTATCAAAATGTTGAGTTTGATATATCTGACTTTCAAATGATTAACAAGGTAACTGTCACGCCATCTGGATTGACAGCCCAAACAGCTAGTGACACTGCAAGTATTGATGATTATTTTCAGCATAGCCGAGTTAGATCAGGCATTATGCAGACTGAGGCAGATGCTCTTGATCAAGCTCAAATGATAATTGCCTCACGCAAAGAGCAAGGCGTTGATATACAGCTCAACTCTTTGACTGTGGATGCCTATAGTCAAGATGATCCTGCAAGGACTACGGCAGCTTTAGAGCTAGACATTTTTAACCCTATTGAGGTCACTCAAACCTTACCTGCCGGCAATGTAGTTAGTGACAGTGTTATAGCCGGTGTTCAATATCAGATCACCCCTAATTCTTTTCTTGTAACATTTTCATGTGCGCAACCCTTTGCAGTAGGTTTTTTGCTAGACTCAGCCGTTGATGGTTTATTAGATGAAGACATTTTGAGCTACTAGGAGATACATGGCAACCTTTGTAACAGGACAAGTTTTGACAGCTGCACAAATGAACTCTATTGCCAATTTGACAGTACGCGGAGTGACTACAACATCAGATACTTTTGTTGTAGCAGATGCAGACAATAAACTGATTACATACTCAAATACAGGTACAACTACAGTTACTATACCGCCTAATAGTTCTGTAGCTATTACCACCGGATCAGTCATAAATTTAATTAAAATTGGATCAGCCGGTACAGTATCAATAACACAAGGTGCAGGTGTAACTATTGCATCAACTGGTACTACATCTACGAATCCAACAATCACAAAAACATTTGGTGCAGTATCTTGCATAAAGGTAGATACAAACAGTTGGTATGTAGTCGGTAGAGTAACTGAGTAATAAATGAATATTTTAGGGATATTGACTCAACAATCTGTTAAACCGCCATTGTTGGTTGATTATTTAGTTGTGGCAGGCGGTGGGGGTGGCGGTGTTGCAAATTTTAATGGTAATGCAACCTCAGGCGGTGGTGGTGCTGGTGGTTTGCGTTCAACAGTAACCGCAACTGGCGGTGGTGGCACACTTGAAAGTGCTTTAGCTTTGACGCTTGCAACAAATTACACAGTAACTATTGGCGCAGGTGGTAATGGTTCACCTGCACAAGACAGCAATGGAACCAACGGCTCTGATTCTGTATTTTCAACCATTACATCTACAGGTGGCGGTTATGGTTCATCACGCGCTAATGCTGGTACTAACCTCGCAGCAAACTCGGGTGGTTCAGGCGGTGGTGGTGGTGGTAATCTAAACGGAGCGGCTGGTACAGCGAATCAAGGTTTTGCTGGTGGTAATTCAACTAGCACTATAAATTCAGGCGCAGGTGGTGGTGGAGCTGGTGGTGCTGGTGGTAATGCTGGCTCTAATGTTGCTGGTGTTGCTGGTGCAGGTTTAGCAGTTTCAATTACTGGTTCATCTGTAACTTACGCTACTGGTGGTATAGGTCGTCAAACTAATGCCGTAGATGGAACTGCTAATCTAGGTATTGGTGGAGATGGTGGACATACTGGTGGTTCACCAACTAGAGGTGGTAATGGTGGTTCAGGTGTTGTAATTTTGAAATATCCTGATGTTTATAATATTTCAAATCCTGGCGGTGGTTTGACTCTTTCTACTACTACAAGTGGATCAAGTAAAATTACAACAGTTACAGCTGGCACAGGCAATGTGAGTTGGGCATAATGGCACATTACGCATTTTTAGATGAAAATAATATTGTTACTGAAGTTATAGTAGGTATTGATGAAACTGAACTAATAGAAGGTTTAGATACAGAAACTTGGTATGGTAATTTTAGAAATCAAGTTTGCAAGCGAACTTCATACAACAGCCGTATAAGAAAACAATATGCAGGTATTGGTTACAAATATAATGCAGATGCAGATATGTTTATTTTACCGCAACCTTACCCTTCATGGTCATTAAATGATAACTTTGATTGGCAAGCACCAAAACCTATGCCGAAGGAAGGCAAATGGTACTGGGATGAAGAAAATGAGCAGTGGCAACCATTAGAGAACTAACTAGCCCAAACGGCTGGCCGGCTAGTGAAGACCGCAAAGCTATAGGCATACAATCTTTTGCCATACCTGGCACATCATTAAAGATTGCCTGTGCCAAAGATGTAGCACCAATACTTGTTGCATTTTGTAAAGAGTTTAATGAGCTTGTAGAGCCTATTGATAAAGGTCAATTAGATGACTGGGGTTATGCCTTTAGGATGACTAGGGGATCAGATAAAGTCTTAAGTAATCACTCATCCGGTACAGCTGTAGATTTGAACGCAACAAAACACCCTTTAGGTAAGTCAAATACATTTACAAAAGAGCAAACAAATACTATACAATTGCTTTTAGTTAAGTATGGCTTGGCTTGGGGTGGCAATTACAAAAGGCGTAAGGATGAAATGCACTTTGAGATAGCAATGAATAAAGACCAAGTACAAAACAAAACCAAAGAGTTAGGACTCAAATGAAATTAACAGTTAAACAAAAAGCAATTGTTAAATCTTACTTACGCAGCATAGCCGCTGCCACTGTCACTACAGTTTTGGCATTAGTAGCTGACATACGCCCTGAGCTATCTATTCTTGCCGGTGCCTTAGTCGCACCTTTAGCACGCTATTTTGATCCTACAGATAAAAATTTTGGTATTAACAGCTAATGACTCCTAATGATTGGGCAGCCTTATCGGTATCACTTTTAACAATTGTAGGCTCTCTGGTTGCCTCAGTCAGATGGTTAGTAAATCATTATCTGTCTGAGTTAATAGATGACCAAAATGGTGGTCATAATTTACAAGGCCGGGTTGTACGCATAGAGCAAAAATTAGACACGCTATATGAGATCCTTATAACTAAACAATAAACCCCTTACCCTTTGGCTATGAAAAGCTGCGTGATAGTCCCAACTAGAGGCAGACCTGAAAACATGGCCAGACTAGCCGCATCTTTTGTTAGCACAAACGCATCTGTAGATCTATATGCTGTTATAGATAATGATGATCCTAAATGGGATGAGTATGCAAAAAATGAAGACTATAAATGTTTGCCTTCGGAGAATAAAACAGGCGGCTGTGCCAAAGCTCTTAATGATGCTGCGGTGCATTTACTTGATTACAGTCGCTTCCCTCTTTATGATCTGTACATTTTCATGGGTGATGATCACCTGCCTAGATCGCTGGATTGGGACAAAGCTTTTGAAAAAGCGTTATTAGGTAAGACCGGCATTGCCTATGGGGATGATCTTTTGCAAGGTCAAAACCTGCCTACAGCTTTTGCAATGACCAGAGATATTGTTGATGAGCTTAGGGGCATAACCTTCCCCGGTTGCAAACATTTGTATTTTGATAACTTTGTAAAACAATTAGGAATAGATCTTGATTGTTTAGTTTATCTGCCAGATGTGATCATTGAACACTTGCACCCAGCAGCTGGTAAAGCCGAGATGGATGAAGGCTATGCAAGAGTTAATCAGGTCAAATGGTATGAGGAAGATCTATTAACCTTGCAGACATACTTAAGATCTACAGAGTATGCAGATCTTGTCTATGCACTTAAATGAAAGTCCTAATCACCGGCTCACATGGCTTTGTAGGCAGAGCCTTTAGGCGTGCCTTACCCTATGCACAATTGACTTTAGTAGATCTAAAAAATGGTACAGACTGCCGAGACTTTTTCAGACTAGAAACAAAAAAATATGATCTTGTAATACACCTTGCAGCTATTGTAGGTGGCCGGCAACAGATAGAAAATCAACCTTTGAGTTTAGCTGTAGATCTTGCTATTGATGCTGAGTTTGCCAATTGGTGCATGGTTACTGAGCAACCTTATGTAGTTTATTTCAGCTCATCCGCTGCCTATCCAACTGAGTTACAAACCTTAAACAAAAAACATAAATTAAAAGAAAAAGATCTAAACTTTAAGAAAATTGGCGCACCTGATATGAGCTATGGATGGGCTAAATTAACAG